CATCTTCTTCATAGCAACAACAATACTAGATGCATAGATAAAGCCTTGACCACCTGATATTTTATCATCTGGGTCAAACATATCTTGCGATGCATATGTATGATTAGTTGCAACAAGTCCAACGTTATAACTACCGAACATGTTAACAGAGTTTCTTACTAATGATGTTAGTGCTTTAGGCTTACGACCCATATCACCTTTCATGTCACCTTTGTCGAATTGATCAACATCAGTTGGTGTCAACATCATACCCAATGAGTCAATTACAAATAACACTTTAGGACGTTCTTCGTCTGCCATTGCTTTGTAATCTTTCATAAAGGTTGATATAGTTTTTGCTACATCGTCAATCATACTCATGCTTAACTTAAGAAGTTTTTCTTCTGAAGTGTCAACTTGTAATGCTTGTAGCCATGCTTCATCAAGTGCGTTCTCTGTGTCAATTAAGACTACAAAGATGCCTTGATCTTGTGCTGACTTTACAATGTTGCCTGCGGCAAAGTATGATTTACCTGCGCCTGATTCACCTGCAAAGACTGTTACCTTACCTAGAGGAACACCTTTGTCAAAGTCTCCTGAAATAAGATAGTTCAATGCATATGAACCTGTTGAGATCCAATCAGTTGGATCGTTGAAACCTATCGATAAGCCATCGATAGATTTGGTTATGTCTTTCCTAAATTTGGAAACGTCAAATGGTTTTGCCACGTTAACTCCTATTGATTAGATTGTTTATTGTTAATTCTACTAGAGTTAGAAGGCTTTTGCAAGATTTCTGGGCAGGCCACTGCCATATCATCTAAATCATAATCAGCAGGATAATGTCTCAGTGCCGCCCTTGCCCTATCTCTGATAAGACTTGGTACACGTGGAGTTTTTCCTGGATCGCAAAGTTCTTCTAATAATTTCTTCCCTTGTTTAAGGGCTCTAAATCTTTCGTCTGGTAGTGTCATTGTTTTTCTCCTACAAATATGGGGGAGTTTCCTCCCCCAGACTCGCAATTCTTACGAATTGTTTTGTCTTGCACGAATCATTGCTAGAATGTCTTGTGCTTTATCACTAGATGGCTCAGCATTTTCTACTGGAGCCGCTGAAGGAGTTTCTACTGCTGGTGCAGTTTCGACTACTGGTTCCGACGGAGTAGATGTTTCTACTGGAGTTGCTACTTCAGCCGCTGGCGCTGGGGCCGGTGCTGGAGTTCCTGTAGGTGCATCAACACCATATGGACGATAGTAAGCACCGAACTTGTCAGTATCGTATGGACGACCATCTACTGATGCCTCGAACATTTCTTTAATGACTCTGAGTTCTGACTCACTTGGCTTCTTAGGTAAGAAGTCTGCTAAGTTGAATAGACCATGTGCTTCAATAGCCGCTTGTTCTACTTCAGTCAATGCAGTTTCTTTACGAGACCATGATGATGTTGAGTAATCAGCATACTGACCTTTAGTCGTTTTCTTAATGTTGAAATCAAGACCACGCATGTAATCAGTTGGCAACTCTTCCATTTCAGGATCCATCAATGAAGACTTGATCGTTTGAAAGATTTGAGGTGAAATAACAAATCTACGAATAGGATTCGCAGGAGTATTGTCTTCCCCAATTGGGTTTTGACGTACAAAGCCTTGAAAAAGATAACTTCTCTTCTTCCAGTATTTGTTAGCCATTTCTTTTAGAGTTTCGTCTTTGTACCAAGGACGAACTTCTGCTAGTACAGGACAATTTTCTCCGAACATTTCAACACAAGGAACTTGAACAGTCACTTGTTTTGAATTTACTTCACCTTTAATACCATTGAATGGTAATTTGATGACTTGTCGTTCAATCCAAAAGAATGAGTTACCAGTATCAGCATCGGGTAAAAAACGCAATGATGCTAATGCACCTTCGTCCATTTTCCAATGAGGATAAATCGCTCCGTCAGATTGGGGATAATTCCCTGTAGGTTTATTTTCTTGTGCCGCGAGACGGGCACGGATGTCAGCTAGACTTGCCATATTGTTTCTCCTATAATGTGCTTTAATTTTAGCTTTCGTTTAGTTGTCGCAAGACCGAAGTCTCACTAGTGTAGTTTTTGTTAAAAACAATTTTTGACACATGAATCTATTATACACTAATATCTTCCTGAGTCAACTACTATTTATCCCCGGTTGTACCAAAAGATAAAAAAAGTATAAAAAACAAATGGAACCGATAGTCTAGTAGCGTTTTATTTTTCCCAAATACTAAATACAAGTGCTAACCTCATTTCTATATAGGAAAACTACATATGTTCATAAATTCTAACATGCGACTATCGATTGCATTTGCACTTTTATTTATTGCCATGGCATATACGCCAAATATTTCTGCACAGGCCACTGGCACCTGTACAGCGGGTACCGAGAATTGTGAAGCAAGTACTTCTACAAGTACTACCACAAATACGAATACCAACACCTCGACTAATACCAATACTAACACCAACACCTCTACTAATACCAATACGAACAATAATACCAATACTAACACCAATACCAATACGAACACCAATACCAATACCAACACTAATAACAATACTAATAATAATACTTCGACTAGTACCAATACTAACACGAACAATAATACCAATACTAGTACTTCGACCAATACCAATACAAACAATAATACCAATAATAACACAAACAATAATACCAATACTTCAACAAGTACCAATACCAATACCAATAACAATACGAATAACAATACTTCGACTAATACCAATACTAACACGAACAATAACACCAATAATTCGACTAGTAACAATACCAATACCAATAACAATACCAACAATAGTACGGTAAACAGTACCTCGAATAACACCAATACGAATAACAACAATTCTAATATTGACCAAAATGTAAATTCTAATAGTACTTCAAACAATACTAACACGAATAACAATAATACGACCTCGAATAACACCAATAACAATAACAACACTTCGACCAGTACAAGTGATTCTAATGTAACGACTAATAACAAGTCAGAGAACAAAAATGAGAACACTAATACGAATAACAACACCAACATAAACAAAACTGATCAAACTATTAAACAAGAGATCACAACTAAGGCACCACCAGCAAGTGCGATTGCACCGAGTATCGGGTCTAGTTATTCACAAGACTTATGTACAACAGGTGTGTCTGGAGCGTTTCAGGGTCAAGTATTCGGTTTATCAGGTGGTAAGTCTGTTAGAGACATGAACTGTGAAAGAATCAAGTTGTCCAAAACAATATATGATATGGGTATGAAAGTAGCCGCAGTATCATTAATGTGTCAGGATCCTAGAGTATTTCAAGCAATGGAAATGGCAGGAACACCTTGTCCGTATATGGGTGCAATTGGACCAGCCGCTTCTGACAGATGGGAAAAGAATGAAGACAGACGTCCTGATCAAAAGAAAGGTGTTAAGAGTAAAATCTTAGGCGTATTCAGTTCTGACAAAATTGAAGTTGACCAAATATCAAACGTATCTGCTGATGAAGCCGCTTATTTAGAAAAATGTACTAGACCTGACTTTAAAGGAAGACGTAAATCTACTAAGAGTTGTGAAGCAGAATGGCACGATTCACAATAATATCATTACTATTGATGCTACCCATGTTTGCGGTAGCACAATACAATCCTCCTGACTATAACGAGTCGAATGCCGACGGCACCAATACCATTTACTCAGTTACTGGAAATTACGGAGATTTGTATGATTTGACTCGTAGTGGTCTGACTGGTGTGTCAGGTTGTAAAACCGTAGTTACAGATAACTATGGTTCATTTAGTGATGACAGTGGTTGTTATGTAAGAATGGAATTTGGTTTTTCATGGGAATGGCATAACGACTCATATACTGCCGCAGTAATGAGTACGAATGGTTGTCTTAAATTAGTAAAAGAAGATTACAGCATTGGTAATTGGAACAGTTTGATGTGCTACGACTACACACCAAATCAATTAGGTAGTGGAGAAGAAGGTTATACTAAACATGTAACTGATACTCTTTTTCCCTTTTATACTGACTTGATTGGGGGAAACAGTAACAGTGCATTATTATATAAAGCATTTGATGATTATGCCATATTCGGTTGGTATAATTTAAGAGAATACAATAGAGTATCAGAAAATAGTTTTGAAGTTTACATATTTGATTACAACGACTCTAATGCAAAATGCGGAGACAGTAATACAAGAATAGCCTGTACTGATTCAGAAAGAGCAGAAGTAAACAAACCTGACAACTATGGATTTTTGTATGGTGATTTAGATATCATAAACCATGATGTTTTGATCGGAGAACAAAAAAGCAATACAAACTATACTCAATATCTATTTTATGATGACAATACAGATAACTTAGGTGATGGTAGTGTTGACAATACTTTTGATGATATGGATGGTGGATACTTAGAAGACGGTGGAGGTATACTATATTCAGAAGCAGACGGTGAACCAGTACAATGTCAAAGCAATCCTTTATATTCAACAGATTGTTTATTGTATGATCTAGCATATTTAGAATATCAATGTAATTTAGATTCACAATATGATAGTGGATGTGAGTTATATGAAGGCAATGAAGTAGATCAAGGGTTGATGTGTGAAATTGATCCATTGTATGATCCAAGTTGTCCTGGGTATGATGCCGCAATTATTGCTACTAGTTCAGGAGGTTACGATCCAACTACAGGATTAATGACTGATCCTAATACTGGAGAACAATACAATACAGATGGATCTGTATACAATGATGGTTATGTCTATGATGACGGAGGTGTCAACGGTGACTTTGGTGATGAACCCTGGATGGAAGGTGGTGTATATGACCCTAGACTTGATCCTAACATCTCATATGATGACTTAAACACAGAACAACAAATGCTTGTCGATCAAGGACT